GATGGATGTTGGTCAGATAGGTATGGGGTGGAAGAATTATCGAAAAAAGAACAGAAACTTCTTGAAGAAGTAATGTTCTTGGATGAGGCAGGTTGGGAAGCATATGACTCAGAGATTACATTCTACGGTCCTGTAGAAATTGAAGAAGTAGATGAATGAGCGTCGGTAGCTCAATTGGTAGAGCACTGGTCTCCAAAACCAGGGGTTGGGGGTTCGATTCCCTCCCGGCGTGTGCGCGCTCATGGCGGAACTGGCAGACGCACCAGACTTAGGATCTGGCGGTGAAGAACCGTGGGGGTTCAACTCCCTCTGGGCGCATGAAGGGCTTGACAAATGAAGTACACTGTAGTATATTACATATGTTAATTGAAAATGAATGAATGGCAGTAATGAAATGCTCCGATGGTGAAATCGGTAAACACAGGAGACTTAAAATCTCCCGCCCCAAAGGCTTGTCGGTTCGATTCCGACTCGGAGCACTGTAGTAAAATAGTTGGCAGTGAAGCACACCCACTTCACGTTAGCTCCCTCAATGACGGTATGAACTGGTCGTAACACCGGTGCGTAGGGCTCCTACGGGTTCCGTCCCAACTATGTATTAATGTAGTAATGCACCCCTAGTGTCAGCGGTTAGCACAAGAGACTTTTAATCTTTTAGGGCTGGGTTCGAATCCCAGGGGGTGCACTTGTAGGACGATGAGCAACGGAAACCAATCAGACCTTAAGTCCACTGGTAATATATTCCGCCTGTAGCTCATCGGTTAGAGTGGCCGTCTTATAAACGGTTGGTAGATGGTTCAATTCCATCCAGGCGGATTACATTATGGTACGGAGAGATATATGAAACAAAGAATTATCAATATGCTTCGCACACAGGCCGAAGCAGAACGTGAGAAGGCGCTACTTTCATTGGAGTTATTGATGAATCATCCGGTAGGTATCGGTGACCACTCAACAGGTGATTTCTATAAGAACGCAGAAGAAGCATTACAGATGCTTGTTGATGCCGAAGATAAGTTGGAAACATTGGATAAGTATTTTTCTGAATAAAGTAGTTGCACGTGTCATATAACGGCTATTATCCTAGCCTTCCAAGCTAGAGACATGGGTTCGACTCCCATCACGTGCTTGTCTAAATAGATGTACGCTAGCATAGCTCAGTTGGTAGAGCAGCTGATTTGTAATCAGCAGGTCGTCGGTTCAAACCCGTCTGCTAGCTCTTTTGCCTCGATAGCTCAATGGTAGAGCATGTGACTCTTAATCACCAGGTTCTAGGTTCGAGTCCTAGTCGGGGCACATTGTTTTGCTGTTGCGGGTGTAGCTCAGTTGGTAGAGTACTTGCTTGCCAAGCAAGTTGTCGTGGGTTCGAGTCCCATCTCCCGCTCTTTGAAACGCCTCTGTAGCTCAGTTGGTAGAGCGCCAGCCTGAAGAGCTGGGCGTCGGCGGTTCGACTCCGTCCGGAGGCATTGTAGTGCAACCATTCCCAGATAGCTCAGTCGGTAGAGCAGGTGACTGTTAATCACCGGGTCGGGGGTTCAAGTCCCTCTCTGGGAGCTAATTTAACTTAATGAGATATTATGAAAGACATTTTATTTGCAAAACCCAGAACGTTAACAGAAACAGAAGAACACATTATTGTGAAACGCAAGTGGTGGGCGGTGGTACTGCTGATTATTGGCGGTGTTATTCTTGCGGGTAGATTACCTGTACCTCTGTTTATTCCCTATGTGTTTTTCTTTTTTGGTCATGGAGGCATGTTACATAGCTTCTATAAGAAGCATGATTATCCCATGGTTATTGTCAATGCCGTTTGGCTACTCATTGATATGATTGGTATGATTCGCTGGTTTTAATATGAAAGTTTCCATTGGTCGCTATCCAAAAGATCCAAACAAAGAACGGAAGATTTCTGTGAAAATTGATCCATGGGATACGTGGAGTATGGATGTGACATTGGCGCATATCATTCTTCCTATGCTCAAGCAATTGAAGGAAACAAAACAGGGCGCGCCATATGTTGATGACGAAGATGTACCTGAACACCTCCGCAAATCAGCAGCTCCACCAACTGAAAATGAGTGGGATACGGATGACAATCATTTCAAGCGGTGGGATTATGTTCTTGATGAAATGATTTTTGCGTTTGAAAGTAAACAAAATTGTACTTGGGTGGAAAAATATGTAAACCAAGTACGTATCATTAATGGACTTCGATTGTTTGGAAAATATTACGAAAGTTTATGGGACTAAATCATGTATAAAAAATATGAATATGAAAAGACCACACTCACCGCTCAGAGTTACAACAACAAGATTTCAGTAGAACTTCCTGCTGACATCACGTTGAATGAATTTCTTGATGCATGCCGTGTACTGGCTATTGGATTAACCTTTTGTCCTGACTCTTGGAAAGAGACCATCATTAATTTGGCTGATGAATATCGTGAACTTGATGAATATCGTGAAAAAAAATTCACACTCGGCAGTTCTGTATCTAGCACTGATGATGAATTTTTTCTATGAGATTTCTCACACGAAAGCTCGTACAACCCGGTGATTTAAATGCGGGCAGTACCTTGTTTGGAGGAAGATGTTTGGCGTGGATTGATGAAGAGGCCGCAATCTACGCCAGTATTGAATTACGTCATCGTAGAGTTGTTACCAAAAGCATCTCCGCCATCAACTTCATTGCTCCTGCCTTTCAAGGAGACATTGTTGAAATTGGCGTTGCACTAAAGAAAGTAGGCAAGACGAGCATCACGCTTGAGGTTCAGGTACGGGACTTGACAACTCAGCGTGTTATTGTTAATATTGATGAAATGATTTTTGTTGCTGTTGATGAAAATGGGAGACCGGTGAAACATGGACTCTGTAAATAAGTTTATCATTGCCACAGGTGTATGGATCATTCTCACTCTTGTTGTGTATAAACACATAGGATGGGAAAAGGTTCGTGAATGTTATTTGTTATGGACGAAACGAGAATATTGGACCAATTATAACATTGTTGAAGCCTTGAGCTGGTTTGCCAAGGCTATTATCATTGTCCCAGGATTAATCTTCAATGTTAGTATCTGGTGGTTATATTTCTTTACGCTGTTCACAAGTTTAACCTTAATTTGGGCAAGTAATAAAAAACTTCTCCCCACCCTGGTAGGATTCAATACATTATGGGCATGGATTAGTTGTATGGTACTTGCAAAACACATACTATGATTCCTGATAATTATAAATTTGTTGTTGTGGGTGGCGGGACTGCTGGTTGGTTGTCAGCTCTATTTCTGAAAAAGAATATCCCCAAGGCACACATCACGGTGATTGAAAGTAGTGATATCGGTATTCTAGGTGCGGGCGAAGGCACTGTTTGGAATTTCATTGAATTCTTGCAGAGCATTGATATTTCTCCTGCTGATATTGTGTATCATGCCCAAGGCACATTTAAAAATGGGATTAAGTTCACCAATTGGAACGGCGACGGTGAACATTATTTTCATGGTTTTTCCGATCCAGGTGAAGTTACCATTGAACATCCCAAGGTGCCATACTTTGACTTTTCTTTACCACATTTAGAAGCTCTAGCGGCAGGAAAAAATTTAGATGGTGTGAATTTCAGTGCACAAGTTTCTTCTAACAATGATGTCAAGTATAAGACAAACGGAAAGAAAACTAGTGATCCCTATGAACATTTCACACAGCTTGGGCATACAGGACTACACTTTGATGCTCGTTTATTGGCGCAATATTTAAAAAATGTTGGTGTGTCCCGTGGCATTGAATTGATAGATGCAAAGGTGACATCGGTGACAGAAGATTTCACCCATAACATTTCTGATATCCGATTGGATAACGGCGCAGTACTACATCCTGATTTCGTGTTCGATTGTTCTGGATTCCATAGATTAATTCTTGGAAAACATTATCAGGAATATTGGGAATCATATGAAAATCATCTTCCTGTAAATCGTGCACTTCCATTTTTCTTACCTCGCACGGAAGAAAAAATTCCTCCATACACCGAGGCAATTGCCATGAAGTATGGTTGGATGTGGAAAATCCCTGTGGGTGAACGTTATGGGTGTGGTTATGTGTTTGATGGCCGATTAATTACTGATGAACAAGCAAAACAGGAAATTGAAGAACTTGTTGGACATGAAATCACTTCACCGAAAACATTCTCATTCACTCCTGGGTCATTCTATCGCCCTTGGAGACACAATGTTTTGGCAATGGGATTGGCAGCAAACTTCATTGAACCTCTGGAAGCTACAAGTATTTGGGTAACAACCATGTCACTTCGCATGTTCGTGAAATATTTTGAAGGATATCTGTTGAAGAATTTCTCGTATGTTGATTCATACAACAACGAAGTCCGTGAAATGAATAAGGAAATTTGTGCATTCATTTATTTTCATTATCTAACGAAGCGAGATGATACAGATTTTTGGAGAAACTTTCGTGTGAACAATGCTCCACCTGAAAAATATTATTTCATGTATGCTGAGTTAACATCAGGAAGATTCGAAAGAAAATATTTTGGTGTTGCTAGTTATATGCAGGTGGGAGCGGGTATTAACTATTTTGGATTGTTGGGTGCGCGTCAAATGTATGAATATCAGCTAGAGATTTTTGGCGCCGATAAATATAAAAATGATAAGCTATTCAAGACTTTTGAGATGGAGAAACTCACCTCTGAATGTGTTGACCATGCTTTCATTATAGAGTATATTAAGAAGCGTCACCCTGAGGTGTTGAGAGAATCATGAAAGTAGAACATGTATTCAACAGAAAAATTATTCGGTTTCAATGTGATGAAGTGGAGTTTTACACCAATGAAAATTTTCTTCATAATTTAAATAGATTGTTCAATCACCCAGCAATGCGAGACACCGTTTCGAATGAACAGGTGGGTGATGCCCAAACAACAGTAGGAAAGAATTTTCTACTTCCTTTGAAGTTGCCCGGTGCGGAAAATCTAGAGCGTTGGATTCATGAACGATTAATGGAAGCAGCACCCCATTTCGTAGATTTCACACCCACCAGTATTCAATTTGTTCGCACATGGACAAATAAAATGTTTCGTGGGTGTGAAGGACAGACACACAATCACAGAGGTCCCAATCACGGCGTTGGTGTGTTTTATGTGAACATCCCAGAGAATGGAAGTGATTTAGTGTTTGTGCGCGATGGTGTATACATGACAAAGATTTCAGATTATGCAATAGGTGATGTTGTATTTGCAGGAACGCGAACAGGTGAATTAGTACTACATGATACAGAAATTTCTCATGCTGTATCTGAACATGATAATGATGAACCAAGAATTTGTATCGTTGTGGAGTTCACATATATTCCATAACACTAGGGGTGGTAGCTCAGTTGGTTAGAGCATCCGACTGTCACTCGGAAGGTCGCGGGTTCGACCCCCGTCCATCCCGTATGAAAAAAGTTAAAAGTCCTTGTGTCAAACAATGTAAACTCCAAGATGATTATTGTTTTGGTTGTTTCCGGCATATAGATGAAATTGTCAAATGGAGACACTTGACAAACGAAGAAAAAACTGTTATATTACAAGAGTTGGAACAAAGAAAAATGGCACGGTGGTCTGAACTGGCTGAGGCACCGCTCTCATAAGGCGGGTTTATGTGGGTTCAAGTCCCACCCGTGCTACTAACTTTGGGGGTGCCGCAGAGTTGGAGGACTGCAACAGACTGTAAATCTGTCGCCATTAGGCCTAGTAGGTTCGAATCCTTCCACCCCCATGATTGGAGGATATTATGAAAATAGGCGCGATAGCTGGTAATTTTGATGTGATACATCCTGGTTATATAAAAATGTTTCAGGAATGTAAAAAGAATTGCGATTATTTTATCATACTGTTACATGAAGATCCTAGTGTTGAACGTCCAAAAAAATTAAAACCTATTCTTTCAGTTGAAGAACGTATAGACATCCTAATGAGTATCCGTCATATTGATGATGTCATAGTATATAAAACTGAAGATGACCTCGTAAAAACATTACAATCATTAAAAATTAACGTTAGATTTTTAGGTGATGATTATATCAATAAAGAATTTACAGGAAAATATTTAGGAATACCTATTCATTATCTTGATAGAAGTCACGGGTGGTCAACCACAAAGTTTAAAAATTTAATTGCACAATCCATCGTCCCTTAGCTCAGCTTGGTTAGAGCGTTCGTCTGATACACGAAAGGTCCGGGGTTCAACTCCCTGAGGGACGACTTTGCCCTTGTAGCTCAATTGGAAGAGCAGGAGATTTCTACTCTCTTGGTTGTGGGTTCGAGTCCTGCCAGGGGCGCTAATGGAAGGTTCGCATAATGGTATTGCAGCTGTCTACTAAACAGCCGACCGAAAGGTTATGTGGGTTCGAATCCCTCACCTTCCGCTTTTTTCAATAGTTAGGAGATGTTATGATTCTACTTCTTGGCGATATTCATGGTAATACATCACGCCTTCGCTCTGCAATTCAGAAGGCAATGGAATGTGATGCAACAGCTCTCGTTCAAGTAGGCGATTTTGGGTTATTTCAAGGTAAACGAAATGAAGGAGAATTTTATGAAATGTGTAAAAATTCTTCAATACCTGTTTACTTCATTGAAGGAAATCATGATGATTGTAGCCGCTGGGTACGTTATGAAACAGTAACACGGGTATGGCATGATGCCAATTTGTTTTATATACCACGTGGCACGGTTATGGAAATAGATGGGCGCACTATCGCCTTCATGGGTGGTGCTGCCAGTATTGATAAAGATATGCGTTTACGTGAAGGTTGGCATTGGGATAAAGAAGAAAATATTTCAGGGCATGAAGTATTACGGTTATTTGAAAATGCTGAAGGAAAACAGATTGATGTATTGATTACCCATGATGTTCCTACATCTGTGTGTAAGACACATTTTGATGATAGTGGTAAATTATATTTTGGTGTTGGCAAGGATTGGCATGATGTAAATATGGATGTGATTCAACGCATCTGGGACCGTCTGGGTAATCCCATGATTTACTCTGGGCATATGCATCGGTCAGTGATTGGTCCTAACTATCGTATTCTAAATATTGATGAACTATTGGCAATATGATTATGATTATATGAAATTATCTGATGCCAATAATAATGAACAATTAGAAGTTATAGGATTGGAATCCAATGTGGAATATCTTGAACGATTACACTCATTGGGCATCATGGAGGGGTGTGCAATATGTCCTTTACGCAATCAAGATTCAACAATGATTGTGGATGTTCGAGGATGTAGATATGCATTGGGAAAAGAAATTACGGAATGTATTCTTGTTAGGCGCTTATAGCTCAACTGGATAGAGCATCTGACTACGGATCAGAAGGTTATAGGTTCGAATCCTTTTAGGCGCATATGAAAAAAACAACTGACAAAGAAATAGAGGAAATGCGTTTATCTCTGTTTCTGTTAAAATTAGAATTAGAAGGATATATTCGTGGTGATTGGTACTACGAATATCACATGACTATTGGTTATAATAAAAAATTTACCGGAAAAAAGATTCTTAGACTTGACAAAAGTGAAGAAACCGAGTAGATTACAATCATACGGGATGTAGCTCAATTGGCAGAGCACTCGCTTTGGGAGCGAGGGGTTGCTGGTTCAAGTCCAGTCATCCCGACTTACAAGGAGAAAACATGAAAGAAAAAGACAGACTACCTGACATCATTGCAATAATAGCAACAATCATGTTCATTGTATTTGCATTTGTCATTTCTGGATCCGTTGGCACCAGCAATGGTGTCAGCGAGTTACAAGGCGGAGACATTCAACACGCCATAGATACAAAACAATACTAAGTTGGACGAGTGGCAGAGAGGCCCAATGCAAGAGTCTGCAAAACTCTAAAGCCGCCGGTTCGAATCCGGCCTCGTCCTTGCTGAACATGGTTCGGCGGTTACACAAGATATAACACTCTGTTGTATCGAGAACTCATATATTAAAGGAGTATATAATGAAGCGTATTTTGTTTACAGCAGTTGCAGCACTTTCACTCATGGCGTGTCAGGATAATGTCACCGCCGTGCCCGCATTTGAACCTAAGGTCACAACCATTGTCGTGACGCCTACCGCTTCCCAAGTAGAGGCAGGACGTACTGTCACATTGACAGCAGTTGTGAAGGATCAGCGTGATTCTGTCATGACCGGCAAGTCCGTGACCTGGGCATCAAACAACACCTCTGTTGCCACTGTTACTGCTAATGTAATCACGGCAGGAGCAACCACGGCAACTGTTACAGGTGTCACCAAGGGCACAGCAAGCATTGTCGCCTCTGTTGAAGGTAAGGTCACAACGGTTCCCGTATTCGTAGTTGATCCTACAGTAGCCACGGTCAGTGTCACCGCAACTGTCCCACCCACGTTTTTCGTTGGGCAGACATTACAGGCAACTTCTGTTGCACGGGACAGTGGAAACAATGCCCTCACATCATTCACCACGACCTGGACATCAAGCACGCCCACCGTTGCCTCTGTATCTGCAACTGGATTGATTACGGCATTGTCAGCGGGTACTACTACCATTACAGCCACTACAGGTGGAAAGACAGGTACATTGAACGTTACTGTATCCCTAGTCCCTGTTGCCCGTGTACTTCTCACGTTACCTAAGCCTGCTCATGTGGGTCGCCCCGCTACACTTGTTGCTGAATTGCGTAACAGCTCAGGTACTGCACTAACTGCTGCGCAGCGTACATTTGGTTGGCATAGTAGTGATGAGTCCATTGCCACGATTTCTTCAACAGGCGTACTTACAGGTCTCACCTATGGCACTACCATTGTTACTTGTGTTGTCGAGAACCGAGTCGGCACACTAGTAGTAAATGTCACGGAAGTGGGTATTGATTACATTGTTGTTTCACCTGATAGTTCAGACCTGAAGGTGGGCGCTACCCGTCAATACACAGCCACAGCATTTGATGCTGATAGTGTTCCTCTAAGTGTAGCAGCATTGAATGGTCGCCCGTTTGAGTGGACTACTACTAACAGTGCAACAGCACGAGTTTCTAACATTGGTCTTTTGTTGGGTATCGCCCCAGGAACGACATTCGTTTCAGCATCAATTGGAACAGTTTCCGATAATGCAAAAGTAGTTATTGTTCCATAACATTTACAGCAGTTTTTAGGAGGAGTTATGAGAAAGCCCATGGATATTGAACATATTATTGAATACATTAATAATCAACCCCCTGAAAGCTGCGTGTATCTGGGAGCCGACTCAGAACGCTACAACAAAAACGGTCGTTGGATGGCCGACTACACATTGGCTGTGGTCGTCCATCACGGCGGGCGTCATGGATGTAAGATTTTCGGTGAAGTACAGACTGAAAATGATTACGACCAAAGACAGGATCGTCCTGTTGTACGGCTCATGAATGAAGTATATAAAGTATCAGAATTATATCTGAAATTGGTTGATGCCCTAGTTGACAGACATGTTGAAATTCACTTGGATATCAATCCAGATGAAGAACATGCAAGTAATGTAGTCATTCAACAGGCCATTGGGTATATTCGTGGAGTATGTCAAATGACACCAAAAGTGAAGCCTGATGCTTTCGCGGCATCATTTGCCGCTGATAGATTGAAGGAATTACTGTATCCCTAAGAGTTTTTTGGTATAAATACTTCTGTAGTAAAATTGAACCCTGTGAGTAGTTTTTTATATAATACTAAACTCACAGGGTTTCCCGTACCTATAGGAGAAGAACGTGATGCCTACATTTTTGGGTGTCATTATGTCTGGTTTATTAGTAACATTACCTGTGAATCAACAAAAGGAAATCTTTGTTGAGAAAGTGGAAAATAAAGTACAAATTGGCGCCATTGCAGGCAACAGAAATTTAGAGTTTGGCGTCAAAAACATTCTAGAAGAAGTATTGTTGGAAAAGGAGTATGGATTGAATCCTAATGCTCCATTGAAAGTGAAAGTGGACATCATCTATTTGGATGTGTTGACCACAAAGAAAAACATCTCAGTATTTCATAAGAATAGTGAAGAAGTCGTTATACGAATGAAAGGTGTATTGACACAAAACGGAAAAAAGATAAAGGAAGTTGTCGTAGAAGAAGGTTCTGCGGAAATCTCCATGTCAACACTCATCATTGATAATGGCGGTAAGTTCAATCAAACGAGCTTGAGTAATGCCTTGAAGAAGGCCAGCGTTGCTCTCATCACTAAACTTACGGAGTAATATGAGACACTTTTTAGCAGCAGTATTACTGCTTTCACCCATCTCACTCATGGCACAGCCTGCCTTATGGTGGGAACGTAACGTAATAACAACCGATGTAAATGGTGGTGCTATCGCAAAAGATGACACCATTGCCATTGAAGTGAAGTTGAATCCCAATGGAACTACCATTCGTTCTGTATTCTTTGATTTTCAACATCAAATGAATGCCATATCATTGATTGATGTGCAACGAGATGTAGGTATTCCTGCCGCGGCAACATTTAGTTACACAAACAATTATTATCCTAATTGTCGTTTCAATCGCACTGCGAATAACACCTCTAATAATGGGTGGAACAATTACATGAATGCCCAATATACATGTAATTCTACAACAGTTCCTCACCATGCCATTAATCGTATTCATGTAAGTGTGGCAAGTGCACAAAATCTTGCCCATGCCAGTTACATCAGAATGCGCTTCCGTGTCACCAATGTTGCTGCCGGTTTCCCCTACGATTCCATCTACATGAACTTTGC